TTTTGATTCATCAATAATTGCATATTGAAATTTATTGTTAATCCATTCTAAGTCATCGCCGTATTGAAATTCCAGCGATTTAGAAACCATCCATCCAGTGGTACCAGGTTCTTTATTTGCTAAAATTGATTCAATTTCAGCTTGAAATAAATCCCAAACTACCTCATGCAAGTAAATGCAAAATGCAACCACCCAAAAAAACAAGCGCCATACAGCAACTTTAGAATTACTCGTTAATTCTGATATTAAAGTTGCAGCTGTTTCGGGATTTGGCACCAAACCATTTAACGATGAGAAGGTTTGCTTCTCTGTTACCATTTCATTATATATTGTACTTACAGAACGTGCCATATCTTAGAATTTGTGTTTGCTTTTAATGCTTAATTTTCTGTTACCTAATAAAATAGGTTGCAATGATGCAGTTTTCTGATCTATAATAAATTTTCCACCTTCCACTGCATCAGGACCATCGTCGTGAGTTGTTGAGCCAGGAGCCAATGCAACAAATTGCTCATCTAATCGCTTCATGTGTTCATTGTCTTTTTCATCAATATTCAGCCATAACTGACCATTTCTATTTATAGGTTCTAATGCTGATTCAATACGTGAAAATTTATCTCCTTTAGCTCTCAAATCTGGGAATAATGAAAATGGGTAATTGTTCTCAAAAATAAGGTTTCGGCATTGCTGCTCGATTATATCCTGAGTTGCGTTAGATTCGATATAAAAATAAACAGGGCATTTTCCAGAAACATATTCATGAAGAAATTTCCACCAACTAACCATCACGCCTACATTTGTTTGTTGAACAAATGCTTTTATAATATGATATTCGTTTTTATACTTACCCATTAAGATGGTTGCTTTGTAGTCGTTCTTTTTAGTGTCCTTAAATGAAGGGTCTGTATAAGCTACCAGAAAAGTATATTTATCTAATGTGGGTAATTTTTTATAAGACATTTCTTTAAAAACAGTACCTTCAGTTATGGGATTGTTGAAATATTCTCTTTGCCCAGCAGCATAACTCATTTTAGAGAGCATGTAATTGACCTGCTCAATTGTATAGTTTTCTTTCCAAGACGGCTCATTGTTTTTATCTAGAATATTGATTTGTTGGAAATCATCAGCAACTCTTGATGCTTTAACAACAACACTTTCTCTACTTATAATATTACCAACAACAATAAATCTTTTTGTCTTATTTAAAGACATAGTAGGGAATAAAGCACCTTCTACCCATTTGTATTTTTCGTTAATTCTATTTTGATTCTTTATTTCATCATCATCATCTATATCATCAACAAGCACATAATTTGGTCTAACTTCCTCGTTTTTTGAACCACGGGGTGATTGACCAGCTCCTTTAGCAATAAAAGTACTTCCATCCGAGGTGGTAAACTTACCTCTCTCCCACGAACCAAAGCCAACTTGAACACCAAAATCATTAATAATTCTTTGATTACATTCTAAATTTGCCATAATTGGCATTATTAAATCCGCTGCATTGTCCCAACTTTTACTTACTAAAAGCATGTTTAATTTTTCATTTTCAGCAAATTTTAAATAAAAAGGTAAAAATAAACCTGCAATAGCACTCTTTGCGTGTTCACGTGCCCATGCACGTACAATATATATGGTCTTGTTTTCAATGACTTTTTTGGCAAAGTCTTTATGAAATTTAGCAAACGGCGCAGAGCAGTAATTGGGGAAATAGTATTGACAATATTCTTCAAAATTGCCTTTAAGTCTTTTAATACGCTTCTGCTGTTCATCATAAGATTCTTTAGGAACAGCCGTTGCACGCATCAAATTAGCTTTGTATGCCTGCCACTTTAAAATTGCTTCTCTATCTAGCTGTTTCATTAGAATTTATTCAATTTAAACTTTATAAAAGCATCAAATATATTGCTGAGTTCCTGGGCTTGTTTTAAGTCTGATTTTCTTACAAAATCAATTATTTGAGTAGAAACGCTAATAACTTCAGCAATGGAAGTATCACTTTCGAGAGAACGAGCTGCTGCTGCTAATTTTGTAATTGTGTCAGCTTCTGATGGCGTTGCATACCTTTTGTCTTCTCTCTCTTCAATAACAGTATTAAGTTCATTTATTTGTATGTAAATCCTTCGCAACTCTTGTTCTCTGGTAATAACATACGATGACCTTAATACTTCCCACTTCCCAGCTATTATCCATTTAGACATCGTAGACTCTGTAACCTCAACCTTTTTAGATATTTCCTTTTGGTTCATATCTGTTTTAAGGTATAGAATTTTAGCCCAGCCTTGTTTTTCTTTGTTTGTTAGCTTTTCTGCCATAAATGAAATTTTACACAAACATACAATAAGTTTAAGTATAATCAAATAGCAATGTTTTATTAAAGCATTAAATTAAGTTAAAATGTACATTATATAGATTATCATAATATTATAATTTGCATAAAGGGATTTTTCGTCGCATATTTGTATTCGATTTGAAGAAACCATAATTAAAATGTTATGTGACCTATGAAAAAAGGATATAAAGTAGTCATCAACAATCAAAGTAATACAGCTACCATATATATATATGGTGCAATTAGTGATTGGGATATTTCTGCTTTAACTTTTGTACAAGAGTACAAAACGTTGCTCCAAAACCATCCAAGAGTGGATGTTCGAGAAAATTGCCCTGGAGGTTCTGTGTTTGAAGGATTGCCAATTTTCAACTGTATAAAATCTGATAATGCAAATGCTCATTTGTATGTAGATGGTTTAGCCGCATCAATGGGTTTTATGGTTGCAATGGCTTTTAAAAAAGAAAACAGACATATTAATAAATATGCAAAATGTATGTCGCATAAGGTTACGGGTCAAGCTGAAGGCAGTGCACAACAAATAAAAAAATATGCTGAAATGATGGAATCATTAGACAATGATTTTGTATCCATTTTAGTTGCTGACACAGGCAAAAGCAAAAATGAAGTAATTAAAACATACCTCCAAGAAGGAGTTGATAACTGGATGACAGCACAAGAATGTGTTGACGCTGGTTTATTTGCAGATATATACGAGGGCGATTCAGCACTTGTTCCTTCCAACTTAGCACCAGCAGCAATTGCTGCATTTTTTAATCAAGAACCAAATTTAGAAAACAATATGAAAAATCTCGCATTAATTGTTGCAGCATTTGCAGCTGCTAACATTGCTTTGCCACAAGACGCTACCGAAGAAATGGTATTGGCAAAAATTAAAGAACTTTTAGCAGGTAAAAAATTAACTGACGAAAAAGTTCAAGAATTAACTAGTCAGCTTGCTGCTGCCAATACAAAGCTAGAAGCTGCTAAAGTAGCTGAAATCAATAATATGATTGATGCTGCTGAAAAAGCTAAAAAGATTACTGCCAATATGAAAGAAAACTATTTAAAGTTGGCAAAAGCTGATTTTGATAGCTGTAAAAAAATATTGGATGAAATGAAACCTTACGAATCAGTTCAGAACATATTGAATAATAGCACAGCTCAAATCGACGAAAAAAGAAAAGACTGGAGTTTTTCTGACTGGCAGAAAAAGGATACAAAAGGTTTAGCCAAAATGAAAGCAGAAGATAAAGATGCTTATGCTGCTCTTTTAAAATCTATCCCAAACAGGGAAGTATAATTTAAACAGTGTTTAATTAAAATTTAAAGATAAAATGAAAAAACTAGTTGTAACGGCGATTATTTTAATGGGCTTAATATTCGTTAACACACAAGTACAAGCTCAAAAAACAATTTCTTATCCTTTTGGTGCGATAACTACATTGTCACCCGTAAGTCATTTGGCTTCTGCCCTAACAATAAGTAACCAGCTTACTTATGTTGATTACCAAACATCTGACACAGTTTTAACAATTACCGTAACAACGGCTGCTGGGGTGAAGGCTGGTGCTCAATTGTTCATAGAAACAACTAGTAATAGTACAGCACGAAGTACAATATTTTCAACTGGATTTTTAGGAGTCACTGTAGTAGGTTATGCCAATAAAACGTGGCTAACATCCTTTATTTATGATGGGACATATTGGAAATGCTTTAGCACCATACAAATTAATTAATTAAACAAAAACAAAAAAAGATGAAAAAACTGATTTTATTACTAAGTTTTGCACTATCAATGCTTACAGCGAGCATTATCGGTCAAGTATCTGGATTAAATCCATTTATGGTATTCGGAGGTCTGGCTCTTATTTCAGGAATTGTTTCAATGGCTGCTCCAATTGGAGTTGCGTTGATGGCACTTGAAAAGGAAATATGGGTAAACTACATAATGGAGAACCTGTTCAAAGATAACGAATTTCTTAATTATTGCTATAATGCAGATGAATTTGTTGTTGCTGGGAAAATTGTCCATATTCCACAGGCAGGTGCCCCCAGTTCTGTTGCAAGAAATAGAAGTCAATTACCTGCTACGGTTA